TTGTGGTGGTAGATCAGAGTAGGATATACCTGCTGCCTGTATCTGTTCGCTAGACAATGCCTCTCCTGGCTTTAACTCTTCTACTAGAGATGAAACAATTGCTTTCTTCTCTTCTTCTGTAACTACCCCGTCTGCCTGGGCATCATCAATAATGTTTTCAGTTTTTGCTGCTTCTTCAGCAGCTTTTTCTTCAGCCTCTAGCCTTGCTTTTTCTTCAGCTAGTCTCTCTGCTTCTGCAAGTTTTTCTGCTTCTATTCTTTCTGCCTCAAGCTTTGCAGCTTCTTCTGCAGCCAATCTTTCTGCCTCTAGTCTTGCCTCTTCCTCAGCTTTAGCCAATGCTTCTGCTTCTGCTTTAGCTTTAGCCTCTGCTTCTGCAGCAAGCCTTGCCTCTTCTTCAAGTCTTAGTCGTTCTTCTTCTGCTGCCTTAGCTTCTGCCTCAAGTCTGAGTCTCTCTTCTTCTGCAGCCTTTGCTTCAGCAGCTAATCTTTCTGCCTCTGCCTTTGCAGCTGCTTCTGCAGCAGCCCTAGCCTCTGCTTCCAATCTAAGTCTTTCTGCTTCAGCTCGTGCTGCAGCTTCTGCTGCTAATCTAGCTTGTTCTGCAGCGATGGCAGCCTGTCTAGCAGCTTCTTCTGCTGCAGATTGCTGAGCAATAACTGTAGACAGATTAGATACAGATTCCCCTGCGTACTCAACAGCTTGTGTGGCAGTTGAAGATAGCTCTACTGCAGTCTGAATTGCCTGATTGGCATCCTGAATAGCTGCTGTCTTAGACTCTTCTGCTTCAACAACTGCAAGCACTGCTGTAGCAAGGGTTTGAGACGCTGAGTTAAAATTATTTTGCATGCTATCTTCTATTTGCTGTAGCCCAGAGAGTGCTGTTTGATCAGACTGCAACTGTGTTTGTGCACCTGAAAGAGTATTTAATTGATCTTGTGTGGCAGTTCCAGTTGTAGTGGTAAATGCGGTTGCTGGAACGATTGACCAGCTACCACCTTGAGTCCACAGAAGATTAACATTGGCTCCACCGCCATTTTCGTAATAGTATAGCGTTAGTGGTATGGGGTGTCCTGCCTGAACGTTATATGTAACTGCAGTACCGCCACCACCTTTGTCATACCAGTCGCTAATGACTGTCTGTCCATTTAGCTTGAGGATTACGCCATCATCGGCAGGGGCATAAAGTCCAATAGTTCCAGTATATTGAGAAGTAATATTACCGCTAAACTTAACTATAAAGTCTTCAGATAGTGCATTGAATGCTGTGCCACCACCCCAGTCAAAGCTAATCTGAGTCACGGTTGTTGTTACTACTGGAGTCTTTCCAATTGTTTCTGGTAATGGCGGTGCATTATTGTATCCAGCCATATTGTACACCTCTGCCTTTAGGCCTGGAGATATTCCTATTGCTTGGTTAACTGCATTCTGTGCAGCTTGAACATTCTGAATGTCTGTAGCAACAATAACCTCTTGTGCATCAACATCCGATGTTGCTTCTGCTAGATCTGCTGTAGCATTTACTAGGTTCTGCTGAGCATTATTTAGGTTAGATTCTGCCTGAGTTACTGTTGCTGTAGCACCATCTACTACAGAAATCTTAATGTTAGCCTGCTCTACAGCCGTCTCTGCAGAATCTACCGCATTTGCAGCAACCTCAATTGCTTGTGTCGCTGTAGTAATTGCTGTAGAGATTGCTTCTGTTACTGAGACTGATCCTGAGCTTTGTACCGCTGATTCCATATTTTGAGAAACAACTACTAGATCAGAGTTAGCAGTTTGCACCTGAACAACTACTGTTGACAGATCGCCTTCTTGAACAACAGTTACGGTAGCAGAATTCGCCACTTCATCAGCTGATGCAGTAGCAAGGGGCCATAGTGTCATGACTCCAGTTAGGATAAATAGGGCAAATACTGCCCAAGACTTCTTCAAAGTAGGGGTCTCCTTTGTAGGGGTAGAAGCTTGATAAAATAATTATATCATGATTTGATAAAAGTAAAGGGGCACCGAAGTGCCCCCCTACCCCCTGTCGATCTACTAAGAGATCTTTAGTTCACATGCGTCTGTTGTACAATACGCTTCGCCCTGTGCTTCAAGATTATCTACGCCATCATAAATGGCTGACCAGTTAATCTTCTTAATAGCACCGATATATGAATTGTACTCGTCTTCTGTGATTTCTGTATATGGTTGCTGTGGATATACTGTGTTTCCCATTGGAAGGAATGAGACTGCCTTTAGTTGCCCATCATACATGTTCAGTACTGATGTAATGTGCTGCTTCTCAGTTTCCTTATCGAAGGATAGTGTAACAGATACTCCGTTATCTGACCAATACTTCTGTGTTGTAGCTGCAAGACCAATCTTCTCAAATAGAGTTACTTGCTTTTCTGCTCTCTTTTGGCCAGATGAAATTGGGAAATATACTACTGAAGTGTTAGCCGAAACTAGATCATCCTCAATCTTGTACCCTGCTGCTCTAAACAAGTGCATCATTGGGTCATTGTTTCCAAATCGAATAGCACGTAGGTAGTACTTTCCTCCTGGTCCCCAGTGAACACCAGGTGTTGCACCAGATAGGATAGATACTGATCCAGATGGCTTAACAGTTGTTACACGAATAGATTCACGAACACATAGCCACTCTGAGTACTGCTTGTCATAGAAACGGATCTTGTTGTACCCTTCATCCATCCACTCACGAACAGTTGGTAATCCATGGTCATCAGCGAACGAAGCGATGCCAGTTAGAGATGTACCGATGCGACGGTTTCTCTGCATAATGCCGTTTGTCTGCTGCCAGTGTGTTGGAAGAAGAGTAACAGTCTTGCCATAAAGGTATGCGAACTTTAGTGTTCGTAGGAAGTCCTCCTTGGACTCATGGCGGTTTAGGTGTACCTCAACTAGGGTACATAGCTCATAGGACTCCAGAGGCTGCTCTGCACACGGATTAAAGCCCATTACACGATAGTCCTTGCCGTCTGCAGGATCTGCCAAACGACCATAGTTTCGTGCAACGTCTAGCCAAATAAATCCAGGCTCTCCATTGTCTGCAATTCTATCAACGTACTTTGAGTAGTCCATACCAACAGTTGCTGAGATAGAGTTATTTGACATCCAAGCCCATCCTGGATTCTCTGGGTCATATGAGTTACGCTCTGGGAATGCTTCTGCATTCTTTAGGTTTAGGAAGTCTTCATCTCCATCTACACCCAAAGCTAGAGTAGCTGATCGTCTAACGTTACCTGCAACCACACAAGTACCAATAAGGTTGATGATATCAACAATAGCACGTGAGTCTAGCGTTTCTCCAGCTCTTGATCCAACTGCCTTGCGAATTCTCTCGTGTAGATCCATGAGTGGCTTTGGGCCAGATGCTGTTCCACCAAATCCCTTGATAGGTGCACCCTCTGGTCTAATAAGTGAGTAGTCGAACTGCTGAATATTCTGGTTCTGACGTAGGAATGAGTTAATCAAAAGGCGTACTGATTCTACCCAGCCCTCACGAGTGTCTGGGATTTCATAGGTCACTGTAGGCTCTGTAGGGGCATAGATTTGGAAATTCTTATCCTGTCCCAAAGTGTCGAAGCCAACACCAATACCAAGCATCAGAGCATCCATAACCCAAGCAAACAATGCTCCTGGATCATTCTTGTCCAAATCCTTTGTGGAAACAACTGCACAGTTCTGTAGGGCAGCTGAGTTACGCTTTTCCATGGTTAGTGGTGTTCCAAAAGACCATAGTCCACGTCCTGGTGGAGTCCACTTAAGATTAAACATTCTATCGAATGCTTCCTGTGCAGACTTCTGTGCCTTGTAGTCATTCCACGGTAGACGGTTTTCCTTAGCGTGGTTCTTCTGTACTGAGTACATACCCTCAATTACACGGCGACAGACTTCGTGCCATCGTTCCTTTGTTCCATCTTCCTTTACTCTTGAATATGTTCTAATAAAGGTAATCTCTCCAAGTGAGTTTGAACCTACGTCTCTAAATCCGAATGGTGATTCTGTTAAAGAATATTTATCAATAAACTCATCTGTGAGTTTGAATGAAAAGAAATCTGACATTTTGTACGCTCCTAAAATAATGTAGATGTTAATTATAGCATAGTGTTTTCATTTTTGTAAAACACTCCTTAAACTAATGGTTGATAGTTTTTAAAATAACAAAACGGTAACAAAAAAGGGACCAGTTTCCTGGTCCCCTTAGTGTTAAGTATAATTACTTAAGTGTTGCAACCTTAGCCTTTGGGAACTTCTTGTTCCACTTTGCAGCAAGTGCATTGTACTTTGCCTTTGCAGACGCAGTGTTCTTAGCTTCAGCAATAGCCTTTGCCTTCTCAAGCTCAAGCTCTGCCTTTACCTTTGCAAGTTCTGCCTTAGTTGCATCGTGTGCAACCTTCTCTGCAGCAAGTTCTACAGTCTTAGCAGTTACTTCTGATGCAAGGTCACGGACAATTACATCTAGAATCTTCTGTGATACTGGAGCAGTTAGTCCAGTTACAGCAGATGCTACAGTTGCAGTTGCAAGCAAGCGTACAGTTCCTGAAGCAGGAAGAGTGATGTCCTTAGTCTTTGAACCAAGAGTTGCAGTTGCAGTGTCTGTAGTTAGAGCAAATGTTTCGTTTGTAGTGCTTGTAGTAACCTGAAGGTTAATAGTTGCACCACCCTTAGCATTACCGAATACATCCACACCACGAACGGTTGCAGTGTATACAGTACCAGCAGCACCAGTTGCAGAACCAGCAAGTTCAATTGCGTTCAATGCACCAGCAGTACCCTGGAAGTAGTATGTAGTTGTGTTTCCACCAACAGTTACTGCAACAGAACCAACTGCTGTAGTAGTGGTGAATACGTAAAGGTCAACAGATGTACCAGTACCAGTTGGCACAGATACAGATGATGAACCTGCAGAAGCAGTTACTGGAGCACCAGCAGCAGCAAGTGCAGTAACGATCTTACCGTTAGTTGCGACAGCAGAAACAGTAGTTCCAGTGTCAAGGCCTGTTAGGGCAATCTTTAGTGCGTCTGTAGCATCTACAGAATTATCTGCAGGAACTGGTAGAGCGACTGGTGCTGAAATAGCAGTACCGCCAGTAGCAGCAGAACCGCCAACTGTTAGAGCAGTAGATACTGCAGCACTTGCAGGTGTTGCGATTACTGATGTTGCAAGGGCAGTAGCTGCAACCACTGCGAATGCGATCTTCTTAAGTGAAGTCATATATATATTTCCTTTTCTATTTATATTAGTTTTAATCTATCCAAGTAGTCTTTTACTTCTTTTGGCATAGGTTTATATTGTAGCACAGGTTCCTTAGCCTTGTCAAGTTCTGTCTTGGGCCTATCTCTGAATGTATGAATCTCTACCTCAAGGTTCATATCCCTTGGGGTGTGACTTATAGCACCAAAAACGGAACCACACACAGCGTCAGCCAAGTCCTTTGAGAGTTTACGTGGGTGGTCTACATTCTTACCATTCTTGGTAATCTTTAGTTCTGTCAATTCTTCGAACAAAAGTTCGATAGCAGGCATAGCCAGTCTATCCTCATAGACTAGCATAGCCATGTCTTCGTAGTGCTTTTTACCTACTGAAACTGTTTCGGTTCTCATACCCACCTCAGTAAGTTCCTTCTGAATATCAAATGACTGCCATCTGTCAAATGATACCATACCTATGTTGAACCCTATTCTTCTTAGGTTCTGAATCCATTGTTTTACCTCAGATAGGTCCACTGGCCCCTCAATCTTTGGCTCCCACCAAGCTACAGCATCAACAACAACAACTGGAGATACTTGCTGGTAATCTTTAATAACCTGAACATTTACCCACTTATCCACATGGGCAATTGCAACAGCACACTTGTCGTGCCTCTGTGCAAGGTCAGCATGCACATAATAAATCTTATCTGGGTCTGGTTCAAATGAAGGATCAAATCTTCTAAACTGATCAAGGGGGTTTCTGATACTCATTGAGTTTCTAACCTTATCACGCTGTCTAAAGAATGCATCTGTCATGTATGTTGGAACACATGCAAAACGCTGCATAGCATCACCCATATCGGTAAAGAATGATGTCTTAAAGTCGTCGATCTTTCGTGTAGGGTTTACTACCCATGTTGGTCTCTTTAGTGCAAACACTCCTGGGTACTTGTATGAAATAATCTCATCCTCTTCCCACTCAATCTCAAGAGAGTTGCCCTCTGCATCTTCTGGGAGATCTTCATTCATAATAAACTTATGAGTCTTCTGTATAGCATTCTTGTCTGCAATTACATCATCGTATCGCTGAGAGATGAAGTCCCCTGGAAAACGTGGAAAGGATAGAAGTGCAACCTTGCCAAGATCTGGAAAACGTGAATCTACAGAAGCTCTAAAAGCTTTATAGATATTATCTGCAGTCTTACCCTGTTCGTTACCAGTTCCAACCTCTGTAGCAAAACCAGAGATTTCATCAAGAACAGCAAGGATAAGGTTGAGACCCTCGTGTGATTCTCTTTCTGAGTGTCCAGAATAAACCGTGATGGAGTGATCAAATTCGATAGACTCTGCCTTTGCATGATACTTTCCTGCAAACCATGGCGACTTTTCAATCTTTGTCTTAAATCCTTTAAAGAAGACGTTCTTTGCTTGCTGTGCGTTAATAGCAACGTTAATGATATCAATAGCATCACCAGACGGTTTTCCAAAATATCTTGCAGGATCTTTAAGACATAGAAGCTTATAAACAATATACGCACACGCAACCGTTGAAGTAAAGTCTTTACCAGATCCCTTACCAAGCTGAAGAATGACCTCATTCTTGGTATACTTCTTGTAATAACGAATACCCTCAGTTTCACCAAGTAACTCAATCAAATCCTCTTTCTTGTAGATCTGGCTCATAGCCTCTACAATGTCGTACTGTACATCAGATAGTGGTGGCTGGTTTAGATAGTCTTCACCCTCCACGAATGCACGAGCATCGACTGGTCTCTCTTTAAAGTTATC